ACTTTAATCAGCACGGAATAATGTCCGGGCAGCGGCAAGCAATTATAACCGATGCTAAATTGAAACTTCAGACCGTAGGTTTTGATGTTCACCAATTACAGCTTTTGGAGGGTGAAATTCAGGACGCAAAGTTTATAGCCGATGGATTAAATTTCCCTCCTTACTTGCTTGGCCTTGTAGACGCCAAATTTGACAACCAACAAATAGCCGAGCGCAATCTTTATACCAATTCTATAATTCCTGATTCCAAAAGCGATGACGAGCAATGGGAAGAACTTTTTGGACTGGATGCTTTAGGCTTAAGCATAGAAACGGATTATTCTCATTTACCTGCTCTTCAGGAAAATATAGCAGAGCAAGGCCGTGGCCGGGCTTTTATGAATAACGGAATATTAATCGAATGGTTACAAGATGGTATTACTTGGAATAGATGGCGGGAGCTTTTGGGAGAAGATCAGGTTACGGGTATGGATATTTATTATAGTGATATGATTAAGTCAGGCAGAATATTGCCTGCAACAACGGCGCAAGCTATTTCAGCAGCGGCTAATAACAATCTTTTACTAAATCAAAATCAAAATAATGGACAAACAAATTAATATCCCAGCAAATATTCCTGTGGTAAATCAACCGAGGCCAAAGATAGACAAGGAAAAACTTTTTGAGATAAAGAAACAAAAAGATAGTGCGATTAAATTAAATAAAATTGTAACAAAAAAATGAAACAGCTAATCCCAGATAACCTTAAAGGAAAAGAACTTTTTGCTTACTTGGTAGCAAATAAATCAAAACTTATTGCAGCTAAAAAAGCTTCAGTAAAATATACTAACCCGGTTATATATCAGCCAGTAATAACTACGACAACAAAAAGAAGTACTACAAAGGCGAGCATGACAATGGAAATGGAGGGAGACGGAACACTTGATGTAAAAGTGGTTGCAAATGCAGCCTGGTGGTGCGATGACCAATACGATGTTCTTACTGACAAGTCTTATGATAAGTCTATTTCAGATAAAGGTATTCTTATTCCTCACATTGCAGATCACATTCATTCCAGCACAAACCATGTTGGCGATGTAAAGGCTGTCTATACTCAAAAAGTGGCATTAAAGGATTTGGGGGTTGACTATCCAGGGGCTACAACCTGTGCAATAATGGAGACAAGTGTTAGGGAAGATTACAACGCTCTTACTTATAAATTTTATAAGAACGGTAAGATTAATCAGCATTCAATCGGATTATTATATGTGACTTTGGGCATGTGTATTAACGATAAAGAATACTTGCAGGAATTTGAGTTGTGGAATAAGTATTATGACAAAGTAATTAATAAAGATTTCATTGACGAATCAGGGTTCTTTTGGATAGTACCCGAAATAAAATGGTTAGAAAATAGTTGTGTGTGGATGGGTAGCAACCCACTTACGCCGACTTTGGAAATAACTGATACTGACAATGAAGACACTGAAGCTGCGCCGGGTAAGTCCACGCATAATCAGCCGTCAGAAAAATCAATGGCAGTGTGTAATAATTGCGGAAAGGTTCAGAATGTTCCGCCGGATGGTAGCGTAAACTGTTCTGATTGCGGGCAGTATATGTCGAGTAATTCAAATGCGGCAATGGTGCAAACATTTGATTTGATGAAAGCAATCAAGGAAACTAAATTTATTTAAAATTAAAAAACTTTAAACATGACACCAGAAGAATTGGTAGCGTTGCAGACAAAGGTAGGAGCCGATGCAGCAGCAGCTATAAAGAAAGAGCTTGACCTTTACGATACCAAGGTTAAGCAATTTGCTACGGACATCGTAGACCAAAAAGGCGGTATCACTAAGGATCAATTCGAAGATTACAAAAAAAGCGCTGAAGCTGCTGTTGAAGCAGTTAAAGCTATTGCCGAAAAGCAAGGCACCACATTGGCTGAAGTTGCAGCTAAGATGGGTCCCGGAGCCTCTGCTACTAAATCCATTTCACAAGTGTTTGCTGAAGATGCAGAAGATCTTCGCAAGATATTTGCTAACGGACAGGGCAATAAGACCTACATGGTTACCATTGGCGAAAAGGGCCAGGCACTTATGAAGGCAATTAATTTAACCGATACCCAAAACAAAGCTGCAGGTGTTACTGCATCTGTTGACGGTGTAGGCTTGGGTAATGTTTCTGCTATCACACAATCCCTGGATGCGGCTACTTTGCTGCGTATGGGCGCAGGTGCGCAGGTGTTTGGCCAATTTCGTAACACTCCTTGGATATTTGACCTTTGTAATACTATTAATGCATCTTTCAACAGCTCAATGCCTTTCGTGCTTTGGTTTGACGAAAAGCCAAAAGTAGGTGCATCGAACCAGGTTGCAGAGGGAACTACCAAGCCGCTGACACAGTATTTTTACGAACTGCATTCCGACACTTATAAGAAGGAAGCTACTTTGGTAAGCTTTACTGATGAGTTTCAGATGGACTTTGCGCAACTGGAAAGCCAGATTATGAACAATGCCCGTATAGACGTTATCAACCGGGTTAATTCAGCAATCCTGCCAAGGATAATTGCCGCAGCTACTTTTTATAACACAGAACTTTCGTTCCGTGGTGGTACTGGTACAGCGCATCACATCGACAATGTAAATGATTACGATGCTATTGCTGCCATGGCTGCACAGGTTGACAACGCTACTTTCGGCGCAAGGGCAAACGCTGCCGTTATGAGTACATTTAAGAAATACAGGATGGGAATAACCAAGAACACACAAGGTTCTTACCTTAATCCTCCTGCAATTTTGGATGGTATCTCTTTTGTAGGAAATCCTGCAATGGCTGCCGATGATATATTGGTTGGTGACTTTAAGCAGTACAATATTATTTTGCGTGGTGGATTGATAGTAAGGGTAGGTTACAACGGAACTGATTTTGCAGAGAATAAATACTCTGTGGTTCTGGAGCAATACTACTTTGACTACATTTCTTCTATCCGTAAGGTAGCATTGGTGAAAGGTCCAACATTTGCAAACGTAAAAAATACGTTAACTGACGATCAGGGTTCTGTATAATAATGTAAAACACGTAGTTTAAAATGTATATAGATCAGTCATACTTCGAAGGAGCCTTAGAGATAGCCCAGTTAGGGCAGGCTTCTGTGGTTACGAAACTTAACGGTTTTATTACCCGGTTTGAGCCAATAATTTTAGAGGCTGCTTTGGGGTATGACTTTTTTAAAGCTTTCGCAGATGGGTTAAATGCAGGTAGCGATGAACAAATAGAGGAACGTTGGGAAGACCTCCGGGATGGGCTTGTATACGCTAACGTCAACGGTGTTCGTAAAAAGTTTGTAGGCTTCTTTAATTCGAGTACTAAGACAAGTCCGCTGGCCGGGTTTATCTATTATGAGTTTATGAAGGAAATGGCAAGCCAAAATACGGGTATCGGACTGGTGAAAGCTAAAGGTGAAAATTCAGTACGTGCCGATGTGGTACGTAAGCCGGTAAATGCTTTTAATGAAGCTGCTTATCAAGTACGTTCCTTTTGGGAGATGTTACAGGCAGACCAAAACAAAGCAATAAAGGTTTATCCAGAGTTTAAACCTGAACAAGTTCAGTCTTATAATTACGGAGTGTATTGGCCTTTCGGCAACAATGAGCTTTATTCCTTTCACACTAAAAATGTTTATGGAATATGAAGGCTAAAACTCCCGTATACATAGAAGACATTGCCGAGGGTTGGGTAACCGATACTCAGGCAAAAGTTCTTTCCACCATACAGGCAAATGAAACAACAGCGCTGGGCACTACTTTAATAACTCAAATACGGTACAGTAAGTCTTCTTTTGATGAACTTATTGAAACATTGGCGCAAGCTGATGGTGGTGGACAGGAGCGGTACAAAAAATATCCTACCGTCCACATGGTACAAGATATAACGATAAACAGGGGTGAAGATGTTGGCCTTTTCGGTTCTTTTAATCTCAATTTTATTATCATGCACCAAACGGAGCAGACGTATAAGATTGATGACCGGGATCGTAAAGTTTTCAAGCCAGTACTTTGGCCTATTTATTATGAATTTTTGAATCAAATAGCAAAGAGCGGTTGGGTATTTGGCAGCAATGAAACCACCGGGGAGTTTAAGCATCAGGTAATAAAGAGGGCTTTTTGGGGTAACCGTAACCTACAAGGATCGGCAAGCATTTTAAACGACTACGTAGATGCGTTAGAAGTTAAGAACTTGATTGTGAAAATAAATTATTCAAATTGTTAAACAAATAAAAATGAGTACAAACAAATTAGGAGAGCTTTCATGCTCCGAAAATACAAGGAATACCGGGTTTGGCTCTTGTTTCGAAGATTGGAAACAAATAGTGGGTGCTTTCATTTTTGACAGCCCGAAGACATTCACTAAGTCAGATATTGCTTCTTTACAAGCGACTTTGATTACCGCAGCCAGTTTAGATGACAAGACTAAACGCATGTATCCGGTTCACGGCTTCGTTGCGCCAACAGACAGCAGCGAAAAGGTTATAATCGAGACCTTTGATTACGGTGCTAAAGCTATCGTAAGAGATGGTGATATAGACTGGCTGTTTCAGTTCGTTGACGGGGGTAACTGTCTTAACAAGGCACTCCGCAGCCATAACGGAAAACGCTGGGTTGTATTCTATGATAAGGAAAACAAGTTGTTAGGTTATGACCTTAGCAGCGGCCTGGCGGCAATACCGATGCACTTTATCTATGCGCATCCGTGGGGACTGGCTACAGGAAGTAAGACAGCTACGTACATGCTGGAATTTTCATTCTTGCCTAAGTATGTAAATGAATTACGCCAGTTTGTGAAATCTTCCTTTGATCTTGACGAAATATCAGGGTTGATGGATATTGATATACTGGTTAACACCTGGAATCAATCCACCGGGGTGGCTAACGTTACTTTCCAAAACGCTTGCGGCGCAGAGAATGTTTATGATACTTATCATACGCAATTAGTGGCAAGCCTTTTCACTGCTTATGACAGCGACGGGAATGCAGTTACCATTACGGCAATGGCTCCAGCAGCAGGTAAAACCTTCAACGTATCTTTAAATACAAGCCAATTACCTGACGATGGTTCTGTTACCCTGGCCGGGAAAGCAGTATCAGTGTTGGTGGCGGCTGGTATTATAGGGTATGAGATCGGTAAAGCAAGTCTTACTATTGTAGATAGTGACTAATTTTTTATAAAGGCCGCCGTAAAAAAGCGGCTTTTAATTCTTTTTTTATGAGTGCAGATTTAACTTACGAAGGTGTACATTTTAACGCTGATTTTATTAGGACGTTAACTGTGGAGCAGTTTACCGGGCATAGGAACTTTTTACACCTGTGGTCTAAACTAAGTCAGGCGGATCGTAAGAAAAGACTGGTCGAGGTTTATAAACTTGCTACAAAGAAATGACAACCGTATTTGATATTTTGGAAAAGGCTGAAAAGATAGACTTAAACTATCTTATCCCGCTTTCTCTTATTGACAGTCAGGAAGAGTATGTTATCCTGCAACGGGATCAAATGACACGAGGACTACGCAGCGATGGTCGTCCAATATTCAACCTGAAAACAGGTAGTGCAAGTTACAGTCCTTCTTATTCAAAGTACAAAGGGAAAAAACAACCGATAGACTTACTGGATAAAGGAGACTTTCAGGGCGGCATATTTTTGCATGTTGAGGGGGCCGAAAAAATAATTGTAGATAGTGCAGACGGAAAAAGCGGTAAGCTACAGGAAAACTACGGGGAGCAAGTCTTTGGACTTGATGATGAGTATCAGGTGCAGTTTAATCCGATAGCACAAGAAGCACTTGTAAACGAAGTTGAACTAATATTAGGAAAATGAGTTGTGAAGGTTGCGATAGTGCTGCCCGGGTGCAGAATCAGATTTTGGAAGATTTAAAAACAAAAGCAAAATTACAGGCAATTGAAGAAGATAAACCTAAAGCGATTTGTTACGACGAAGCAACAGGCCTCTTCATTGCAGACGCATATACAGCGTACCAACAACACTACCAAATCAGGGATATTATTTCTAACC